GTGGTTCAAGACGCTTTTGTAAAAAAAAAGCGCTCCGAAACCAGAACGTAAAAACCGGACTGCGGATATGGCGGCAACTGAGCGGCTAGCGAACATTCTCGGGGAAGGTGGTGGCCTGGGGATTGTCGAGCCGCAGTACATCGACGTCACGGCTCCGCGGCGGGAGGTTCGCGAAGACCCAGCGGAACGCAAGGCGGCCGAGGAACGCTTTGTCGCCGCGCTCCGGAAGGAGCGTCCGGAACTGGACGATGCGGCGATTGAGAGACTCATGCGAAGGGCAACAGCATGAAGGGCTGTGTTTTGTGTGGTGGATCGGGATGGTTTCCAACCCACCGAAGCGGGCGCGGGGCGTTCAAGGAAATGACGTACGAGACAGTTATCCGCTGCCTTTGTGTCAAGTTCGGAGCGCCCCAGGTGCTTGACGACTCATGTAGTCGCTGCTATGGTCACGGGATCTACGGCGGTCATATCGGAACAAAGTTCGACGGGCCGTGGAAGTGGTGCGATTGTCCCGCTGGTGTGGAACGGCAGCAGCGCCAGCCGGCCCTGATTGCCGAATCCAACACGTGTCGCGAGAAGTGCATCCGGCTGGAGGGAAGGCGTAACGGCAAGGGATTGCAACCAGTTGGGGCGCTCTTTGAGCCGTATCATGGCGCGTTCTAACCCCAAACCCGCCTGCATCCCCACCGACCGCGTGTCCTCGCCGTGCCAGATGTGCGGCAAGAAGCCGGATCGCATGCACCTGGTCGACCTCACGGACACAACCGTGGGCATCTACTGCCCGGGCTGCTGTCCAGAGTGTGTACCCCCCACGAAAGCCGCCACAGCGTGAGACTTGCCCGCGCGTGATACGCTGAACCAAATGGCAGCCGTCCCTGGAATGATCTCCGACTCGATAGCGGTCGCGCTGATTATGTCGATACCGGGGGCGATCGCGGCCATTGGATCGGTGATTGTAATCATCCAAAACGTTCGCAGCCGCGTGGAAGCCAAGGCCGGCCACGATGAAACCAAGAACAACATCCAGCAGTTAACACTGCGCGTAAACGGCCGGCTTGACCAACTCCTTGCATCGGCGGAAGATAAAGGCAGGGTGGCTGAACAGGCCGAACAGCATGGCAGAGATGCTGCAAAATTCGAGCAGTCGTGAAACGTTTCCCTGGAAACAGTCACCAAAACGGCAGCATCTCAGTAACGTGGCGGGACCGTGAGCCTCAAGAGCCTGCTGCAATTCATCAAGCCCTAAAGGTCTGATACGGCGCGTCAAGTCTCACGACCCGCATCGCGGGAACCTTGCCCAAGTTGACAAACTGATTGCGGAGCTTGTTCAGCTCGGCAATCGCCCGATCGTTGGTCCACGGCTCGCTTTCGCCGGTCTCGCTCCAGCCGACGACTGTGGTTTCGCCGCAAACCTCGATGCCGTAGAATTCGCCGATCTCGACGCCGTAGCGGCGCCGGGGTTTGCACTTAAACACGAGGGGCCGTTTCATCGACGCGTCCCCCGGTGCGGCCATCCGTCTTCCTCGGCCTCGGCGACGTAATCGGAGGCGCGCTCAGCCGGCTTGCGCGGCCGGTCGATGATGTAATCCCAAAACAGGACGATCGCCGCGAAAACCACCACGACGACGAAAGCAAGAAAGTGTGCGGTTGTCATGGATCAACGGTACCGACCGCCTTTGAACCGCGCAATGGTACGATTGCCTTAGAAATCACCCTATGGACCTTAGCGAAGCGAACCAAACCGAACACCCCAAAAGGGCTGCGTTTCTCGCGGCAATCGCCGAATGTCCATCTGTGCGTGGAGCTGCGCGGGCCGCTGAAATATCGCGCACCACCCACTACGAGTGGATGAAAGAACAGGACTATAAGCGGGCGTTTGAGGTTGCCTGGGAGCGCGGAAAGCAGGCGCTTCACGATACCGCGGTAGAGCGCGCCAATGAAGGAAAGAGCGACGTTCTTCTGATTTTCTTACTGAAGGGCGCGTATCCTGAAACCTACCGGGAAAGATGGGATGGACACCTGAGCGGAAAGGACGGAGGACCGATTGAGCACTCCGACGTCAGCGCCCGGCAACTCCTCGCAGATCGAATTGCTGCGGAGCTTGCCGGCGGCGGCGAAGGCCAGGATACTTGCGGCACTGACGGAGAAACAATGCCGGGATCTGCTGTATGACTGGCAGGCGAACGCCCGGCCGGCGCAACTACCGCCCGGCATCCCCGGTGCTCAATTTTCGCGCCGCGACTGGGTCTTCTGGCTCGTGCAGGCTGGCCGCGGATGGGGGAAAACCCGCGTAGGCGCGGAGACCACGCGCCTGTGGGGGCGCAATCCCAAAGAACGAATCCTGATGGTCGCCTCCGTCGCGTCCGACGTGCGCGAAGTCATGATCGAAGGTCCATCCGGTCTGATGAGTTGCTACCCGCCGGGCCAGCGTCCAGACTACAACCCGTCAAGGCACCTCGTCACGTTTCCATCCGGCGCAGTAGGAATCACGCGATCGGCCGACGAACCCGAACGGCTCCGCGGTCCGCAGTTCACCAAGTTCTGGGCGGATGAGCTATGCCTCGCAAGAGGAACGCAAATTGAAACACCATCTGGGCCGCGTGCGATTGAGACGATTCGATCTGGCGATATCGTCCTCACGCGCGTTGGACCGCGCCCAGTTGTCCGATCACAGCGGACATCTCGAAGCGCGCCACTCTGGAAACTGACCGCATCCGATGGTAGGACTTTAATTGGCACCGCAGGCCACCCCGTTTTGTGTAACGGTACTTTCGTTCCATTGAGCCAAGCGCAATGCGGAGCTACCCTGGAAACATGGCAGGCGAGCCAAAATCGGTCATGTGGGGCGGTCGCCGCTGGTTTCTCAACGGCGGCTATTACATGTCGCGAACCGGCTCTCTGCTTCATCTTGCCGTCTATCGCGCGCACCATGGGGCGATTCCGAAAGGCCACGACGTTCACCACAAGGACGAGAATAAAGCAAACTTTTCACCGGATAACTTGGAGGCGCTTACTCGGCGCGATCATCTCAAACGGCATCGACCACGCGGATGGAAGGCCCATACACCCGAGCAGCGAGCTGCCAAGACACGAGCCCAGTGGGACGCCGCCAATCCGCGAGATGTTGTCTGTGCGCGATGCGGTCGCATGTATCAGTCTCTCGGAACGCGGGCCCGCTTCTGTAGTGGGCTTTGCAAAGGAAGATGGTGGAGGGCTAACCACCCAACCGTCAATCGCCCACGGAAACCAGCGCGCAAGCGTCCCGAGCAACGCAGACCGGATAAATCTTGCGCCACATGCGGAACAGCGTTCCACGCGAATGATCCACGCACCCAGACGTGTTCCCGCAAATGCGGAGCCGCTTACCGTGCGACGCGTTTCGAGGACCGACGAGTGCGGCGAAGTCTACAATCTTGAAGTCGCAGGTCAGCACGAATACTACGCAAATGGCATCCTGACGCATAACTGCGCCTGGCGCTTTGCACAGCAGGCGTGGGATCAGATCATGTTCGGGTTTCGGCTGAAGTCGAAACATTTGCAGGGCATCATCACCACGACGCCAAAGCCAATTCCGGTCATCAAAGACATCATCGCCAAGCCTTCAACCATCGTGACGCGCGGCAGCTCCTACGACAATCGGTCGAACCTCAGCGACACCTACTACCAGACGGTCATCACCCCGTACGAAGGAACGCGCCTAGGCCGGCAGGAGATCAACGCCGAGCTACTCGAAGACACGCCAGGCGCGCTGTGGACTCGCGCTCTGATTGACGCCGGCAGAATCACGTTTACCTCGATCCGTTGGGACCTGATTCAGCGAATCGTCGTAGCTATCGACCCGGCGGTGACGAGCGGCGAGTCATCAGCGGAGACCGGCATCATCGTGGCAGGACTAACGGTGAGCGGACACGTGATCATCATCGACGATCTGTCGCTCCGGGGCACCCCGCTTGAGTGGGCCAACGTCGCGGTGCGCGCCCTGCTCAACCATCGCGGCGATCGCATCGTCGGCGAAGTGAACAACGGGGGCGACCTGGTCGAAGCCAACATCCGCGCGGTTGCGCCGAATGTTCCGTTTCGTGCCGTGCGGGCCACTCGAGGGAAGATGCTGCGCGCCGAGCCGGTATCGGCCCTATACGAACAAGGGCGTGTGCATCACGTTGGGGCGTTCCCAACGCTCGAAGATCAGATGTGTCTCTGGACGCCGGGAGAGAAATCGCCGGATCGCATGGACGCGCTGGTGTGGGCCGTGACGGAATTGGTGGTCGATCCCGAGCCGGTGACGCAGCGGCTGGTGTTGAGCGCGATGCCGATGGACCCAGGGTACTAGGACTGGTGGATCTTGCTTTCGTCGCGGGATCTCGGGTAGGATGACTAACTATACAACCAATGCAAATAACAATCAGCACCACTTCAAAGGTGGTTCAGCTTAACGGCATAGATTGCCGGATTTGGGAAGGCGAAACAGAGAAGGGAATCAAAATCCACTGTTTCATTCCAAGGATCGCCGCAAAGGATGATCAGGACCTTTCCCAGTTTGCTGCTGAACTGTCAGAGCAAAGACCACCTTCGGCAGAGGTCGCTGCGATTCCATTGCGCCTGATCCTGTGACTGACCCACTCGTTTGCGCGATAATGCTGACGCGCGATCGCCCCGGGATGGCTGCTCGCGCCGTGGCCAGCTTCCGGACGCAGACGTACGCGAACAAGCGCCTGTTTGTTCTGGATAACGGCGATGGAGATTTGCTGAGATCGACACTACCGTTTCAGTCTGGAGAAGCTTGGCTGAATTGGAATCCCGCGCGCGGAAAATCCATAGGCGTACTCAGAAACATGGCTGCGGAATTGTCATACACCGGACTAGGAATGCCGCAACTAGAGGATGAGCTGCCGGAGATCGTTGTGCATTGGGACTCGGACGACGTCAGTCACCCCAACCGCATCGCCGAGCAAGTGGCGCTGCTGCAGTCGAGCGGCGCGGACTGCGTCGGGTACCGCGACATGCTGTTCTGGCGAACAGGAATCCGCAAGCAGTCAACGGTAGGCGACTATATCGAGATCATCGACGGCGAAGCATGGGTGTTCACCGGCGGCACGCCCAACTACGCGCTCGGCACGTCGCTCTGCTACTGGCGGCAGACATGGGCGCGCAAGCCGTTCCTCGATCTGTCGCAGGGCGTCGAGGAGAAATGGTGCGACGGGCTGAAGGTGGTGAGCGTCGCCTCAATGATCGACCCATGTGTCGGGGGGGCGGCCGCTACAGAAATCAGTGAGCCCCGCATGATCGCCTCGATCCACGGAGGCAACACGAGCACGGGCTACGATATCGAGAAGTACGTGCGCGACGGAAGCAAGCAATGGCAGCGGGCCCCAGAGTGGGACAATTACTGCCACGAAGGGATGAAACTATGAGCGAAGAAGACAAGCAGACATTCAATCAGGGGCGTCCGTACGTGGTGGGTGCCGTGGCGTTAGCGGTAATCTTGGCGCGCCCCAAGGCGCACCTATCCCAGACCCCCGTAGAGATCGCCTTCGATGAAGCGGAGGCTTTTGTTGCCGAGTTCGAGAAACGGAACGGAATCGCATGAGCGTCTGGGTGACGATCCCCTCGGCGCGCCCGGTCGAGGAAGTGGCGAAGTGGGCCGCGGCGTGGAAGAGTAGCGGGTACAGGATTGCGCTGTGGCGGGACGATGGACCATGGACCGAGGAATGGGGCGCAATAGGTGTGGAGATGGTTTTGACGGATGAAAAGTATCCCGGTTACGCACAGGCCATCAATTCCATGATTAAGGTGCTCACGCTTGGGTATAATGATCCGCTGCATGACGCCGAGTGGTTCATCATCGGCGGGGATGACGTCTGGCCTGACCCGAACCACACAGCAGAACAGATCGCGTGGGAGTGCGGCAAGCACTTTGCGCTCACCACGTCAAGTAGCGGCGGCTCCTGGGTTCCAGGAACCTTCGGCGTCATGCAGCCCACCTCGGATAGGTGGGGCGAGAATCCGTCGCATCCGAATCCAGTTCTTCAGTCGGCGTACATTGACCGGGTTGCTGGTAGCGCGTGGTTTGGCCGGGAGTATTGCACGCGCGTGAACCAAGGGCGCGGCCCGCTTTGGCCCGAGTACCAGCATATGTTCGTAGATCAGGAGGCGCGTGCCGTAGCCGTGAAGCTTGGGGTTTATTGGGAGCGCCCGGACCTTCTGCACCATCACGCGCACGCGGGGCGCGTAAAGAACTACGATGTGTCGATGATCCCGCCACACCTGAAGAAATGGACCACGGGTCCAGAGGGGCGCGCGCATTGGCAGGAATCCGAGGCTTTGTACAAGCGCCGGGAAAGCGATGACTTCCCTGGTCACGAACCGTTGCTCTGCTACGACAATCGGATCAAGTAGGTGCAAGCTCAATGAAAGCCGTCATCTGCACAGTCGCGTGGAAGGGCTGGTACCGCAAGGGCCTCGAGCGCCAGATCCGGGAATTCGAGCGCGTCTCGCCCGGCTACGAGTTGCAAGGCTGGCTGAACGTTCTACCGCCCGGTACGCCGCGCCTCGTCAAGGATGGCGTCGACTACACCGGTTACTCCGCGAAGCCTTGGGCGATGAAGTACGCGATGGACAGCGGGGCCGATGTCGCGCTGTTGATCGACGCCAGCGTTTACCCGATCAGGCACATTGAGCCACTCCTCGATTTCATCTGGGACCACGGGTACTACTTGGCGCCGGCTGGTTTCACTGTTGGCGAGTGGACCAACGATGAGATGCTGGCCAGCTTCGGGATGGATCGCGATCACGCGCTCAAGATACCGGACGTGGCGAGCGGAATCGTGGGGCTGAGGTTGGACGGGCTTAATCCAACGCCTATTCAGGTCGCAGTAGAGCAATGGTGTGTTTCCACCACAGAGCCCGGCTTCGCCGCGCCGCACTCCAACATCCACGCGGCCAACAAGCGCCACCATTACCGGAATGTCGGCCACGTGAGCTACGATCCGCGGTGCTCGGGCCATCGCCAGGACCAATCGGCGCTGAGCCTCATAGCCCATCGGTTAGGGTTGACAGATCTCACTCCGTGGCCCAGATTTGTTGCGTACCAAGCGGGACACGGAGGGAAATCGAATGAGACGACGGTGCTTGAAATTGCGGGGATGTGAACTTTGAAACATTTCGCAAATAACACTGACTACTACGACGCCCTGAAACGGATAACCCTTTACGATTCCGTTGAGAGATTACGCAAGAGGGCTGAGCGCGATTACGGATTGACTCCAGGCGAGGCCATCGAAATGGCATACGAGAATATAAAGGCAGAGGCCGAAGCGGCAATTCGCGGAAAGCGCAGGCCGCGATGACGTATAGCCAGAACAACGAGCAAACCTACATCCTTGAAGCGTTCGGGGAAAAGAACGACGGCAGGTTCCTGGACATCGGAGCGTACGACGCGAAGTTGCTATCGAACACCCGCGCTCTGTACGAACGCGGATGGTCAGGGGTGATGGTCGAGCCTTCGCCGGGCCCGATGAAGCAACTGCTCGCGGAGTACGGCAACGATCCGCGTATCACTCTCGTGATGGCTCCGGTCACCAAGACTTGCGAGATGGTGAAGATTCACGGGACTGACGACGCGATCAGCACTTCAAGCGAGACCGCTTTGAAGATTTGGAAGGACGGCGGATACGAGTTCTACGGCTCATTCCTGACGCAGTCAATCACGCTGGACCTGCTGGTGTACCGCTTCGGCGTTGCGTGGGATTTCATCAACATCGACGTGGAGGGCGGCTCGGCTGACCTGTTTCTTGCGTGCCTCGGGTTCCCGCTGCGCCCGAAGGTTTACTGCGTCGAGCATGATCACCGGCACGGGGAACTGGTGCCGATCGCGGCGAAGGCGGGATACCGCGAAGTCTCGCGCAACGGCGAGAATTGCATTTTCGTGAAGGGGGAGGCGTGACAGTAGTAATCCTCAAGCAGTACATGAAGGCAGCCCTGGAAGATCTCCAGCGTGATGGGATTTGGGTCCGTGAAATTGATTTACAGTGGGCAACGAACGTAGAGGCTAAGGACGTTGCAAAGCCTAAGGCTTTAGTCGAGTGCGAGATATCCTTCAGGGCCGAATTATGATTATCGACCCGCACGATCCCGAGCGCGCCGCAGACATCCTCAACGATTTCGTAGCGCTGTGCCGGAAACACAAATGCGTGATCCTGAACAGCAAGGGGCAAACGATTCTAGCGAAGATGAGCGGCGAAATCCCGACGCTGGCGGAAGTAGAGAAAATGCGCATCATGGGCACGCGCCCGGCCTGCACGGCGCTGGCAGTGGTCGAGGAGATCAACCCCACGTGCGTGGTGTGGGCGAACGTGCAAGGGCCGATCACGGCGAAGGGGAAGGGATGATGCAGCAGGCCAATCACACGGTGACGGAGGGCCAAGCTAAGGTGCTCCATGCGGCCCTGGTGGCACTTCGCGCGGCAGAGTCGGCCATCATCGACGCGCTCGCAGACAAGGACCCGGCGGCCAACTTCACGCCATCCGAGTCCGCGTGGGTCGAAGCATTTCGCAAGCAGGCGCTTATCGAAAGGATTTAAAGCAAAATGAAAATCGTCCCGCGAACAAAAATCGTGAAAGTGGCGGCCTGCTCAATCCCGGATTGCGACCGTGAGGCGTCGGAGGGGTGCCTTGGGTGCCATATCAGATTCTGCGTTTCTCATTCATTCGAGCACGCCGCAAGGGTTTCCACTGAGTTTAGTGTAACCGCGTTGGATTTTACATCCTCCCAGCCGACCGCTCCATTCCGGGTAGTGCTCTGCGAAGAGTGTCAAAAGAAACCACAGGCAATTGAACTGATCGAGGCGTACAGGGTGGCCAACGAAGCAATCAAGCGCGCCGGGGACTCTATTATGCCGGTGATTGAGACAAAGTATCCACAAAGGGGTAAATGATCATCGACGCGGAAGGATGGGCGCTTTGAAAATCATCGCGATCATGCCGGTGAGAAACGAAGCGTGGGTACTCGGCCTCAGCCTGCGTGCCGCGCTCGAATGGTGCGATGACGTGATGGTCGGCCTCCACGACTGCACGGATGAGTCAAAGACCATCGTCCGGGAGATCCAGGCTGAGCGCGGTAAGGTTGCGTACTGCGAGTTCGTGGGCGGAACGTGGACGGAGATGGCTCACCGGCAGACCCTACTGAACGGGGCGCGGGCGATGGGTGCGACACATATCGTGATCCTGGACGCGGACGAGGTTTTGACGGGAAATCTGTTGGCGCTTATTGAGCCTGCCGTGTTCGACAGGTGGGGTAAACGGCAATCTGTAATCGGCTACCACGTAACCTGTCTCGCCACTGGAACGGTGCTTCAACTCCCCTGGCTCGCGCTCCCGCGGACCATAGACCGCTATCTGACTGCGGGAGCCTGGGGGCTTGGCCAGCAAGTCTCGATGTCCTTTGTGGATCAACCGTCGGCACACTGGGCGCTCCACGACGGGCGCGACTTCCACCACCGCAACCCGATGGGTATCGGTCGATCTTTTCGCGCTCCGCTAAAACCAGAACAGGGAGGGCTGATGCACCTTCAGTTTCTCGGCGAGCGGAGGCTACGGGCGAAGCAGGCGCTCTACAAGGCTGTCGAGATGATCCGCTGGCCAGCGCCGTGCATGCTGGAGGGAAAGTACTGCGCGAACAAGGAAATGCTGGCCGAGCGGCTCAACTGGATGTACGGACGTGCCGTCTATGAAAGCGACCCGGCCAAGTACGCGAGTGCTCCGTGTCCGGAGAGCTGGTGGCAGCCGTATGAGCGCCTGATGAAATACTTGGACGTGGACGCCGAGCCGTGGCAGGAGGGCGAATTAAAGCGCTTGATTGCCGAGCACGGGGGCGAGAAGTTAGCTGGGTTAGACTTCTTTGGCGTCGCCTAACAGCGCACACCGCCCAGTATGGCCGCTACTGATCCTGTTTCTATGGCTCGCGTGGCGCGGACGCGACGGCGTTCGACGGCATGCGGTAAACTTCCTTCATGTTCAAGCGCTTCCTCCGCGCGCTCCTCATTCGCTGGACGCGAGCACTAACCCCGCCGCCACCCCCTAAGGATTACAGCGCCGAAAATCGCGTGCTCCGCGAGCTCCTCGCGAACCTCACCCCTGACGAGTCCACTAACTTCATGCGCTTTCGCGACATGGCCAGCGAAATGATTGAGGCGCGGCTCATGTGCGGCTCGGGCCCATCCTTCGGATCGCCAACACAGGCGATGGTCCACGAGGCAAATCAAACGCTAGTACGCATCCAGGAAGCCGCGCTCAAGGGACTGCGCGAGTCCATCCCAGTTTCCGGCATTGGCGCATTTGGGGATATCGAGCTGGCGTTGCAAAACGTGGAGTGGCGGCGCGAGATCAACCTAAGCTGGCTTGAGTTCTCGCGATGGGGTATCCAGCAGATTATCCTCATTTCGCGGCTCTACTACATCAAGCAGCCGCTCATGCGCCGGGCGATCGACATCGTTGCAGCGTACGTCTTTGGCCGCGGAGTGGAGATTTCGAGCACGGATGAGGACGCAAACGATACGCTGAACGAGTTCTTTGAGCGCAACCGAAGGGCATTTGGTCCCACGGCGATGGTCGCAAGCCAACGTGCGAAGTCGATGGACGGAAATCTGTTCTGGGTCTTCTTCGTTGACGCGGAGAACACCGGCCAAGTGGACGCCCGCCGCATCGACGCCACCGAGATTCAGGAAATCATCACCGACCCGGACGACTCAGACAAGCCGTGGTTCTACAAACGCATGTGGACGGCGAAGGTGTTCGATCCCGTCACGGGCGCGCAGTCCACGAAATCAAACGCCTGTTGGTATCCGGCGATAGGATTCGAGCGCCCGGTGGGCATGGGGGAGGCCATCGGTAACGATCAGATCATGTGGAACGCTCCTGTTTATCACCGTAAGTCTGGAGGTGTTGCCAAGTGGAATTTCGGTTGCCCGGAAGGCTACCCGGCACTCGAGTGGATCAAGACGGCGGCACGCTACATGCAGAGCTGCGCGACGCTGGCGGCATCACACGCGCAGATTGCCTGGGACATTACCACCAAGGGCGGCCAAGGCGCGATCGAGGGAATCAAGCGACAACTCCAGACCCAGGTGAATTCGCCGCCTGGTTCGCAAATCTGGGATAGCAACCCGACGCCCGTAAACGCCTCGCAGATCGTGCATGGCCCTGGAACCGAAGCGAAGATGGTAAACTCCCGCAATCAGGGACTCGATCCGAAAGAAGGGCTCACCTACAACGTTTACGTCGGTAACGTGTTCGGGATTCCGCCTACGTGGCTCGGCGACATGGAAACCTCGAACCTATCGACGGCGACCACGCTTGATCGCCCGACCGAACTCGGGATGCGCTGCCGGCAAAGCGAGTGGGAAGACGACCTGGAGATTATCTCGAAGTTCGTGTTGAACGTTTCCGCCGGCGCCGCGAATGGAAAGTTTCGCGAGGCTCTCAACCGGCGCGGCCTCGGGAAAGTGGTCTGCATTGAATGTCCGCGAAAGACGCTCAAGGATGGCCGTCGCGTCTACGATGAGGCAGCCAAGCCGAAGGATGATGAGATCCACATCCGCGTGACCTTCCCAGCGATCCGCGAAGGCGACATGCCCGCAATCATCGGCGCGATCGCGACGGCCATGACGCTCGACAACAAGGGCGGACAGATTGTCGGTATCGACGAACGCGAAGGCGTGCGGCTGCTGTACGAGACGCTAGGCGTTGAGGACCCGGAAGAGATTCTTGAGGAGATGTACCCGGAGAATGCTACCGGCGTCAAGGGAACTCCAGGCTACGAACCGGCGTACGATCCTTCGCGCACCAAGGTTCCGCTTCCACCGCCGATCGGCAAGGCGCTCCCGAACCCAGGTGGGCAACCGCAGTTACCAGGAGGCTCGCCAGCTCCAGCGACAACGGCCACACCGCCGCCGCCAGGCACTCCAGTGCCGACAGCCGCGCAACCCGCGCAGGAATCGTTCGTCGAGAAGCTCGCGGCGCTCGTTGAGGCCGTGCGCAAGAGGAAGGCAGCGTGAACATCGCAGAGATCACTGCGGCCCACCGCGCGGCCAAGCTCAAGGCGCAAGCCGAAGCGCCGCGGGCGATGCTGCACACGCTGATCGATCCGGAGCCGTGCTGTAAGCGCGCCTGGGCGAAGGATGCAAAGCGCGTGGCGATCACGGAAGCCACGGCGGAATGGGCTTGCGCTGAGTGCGGACAGGTTTACAAGCCCGAGACCGTGGGGAATATTAGGAAGTGGGCGGCGCACATTTTCTTTGAGGTGATGCGGTGACATCCTGGGAAGCACCGCTCAACGGCGTCATGTCCAAGACGGTCAAGTACGACCGTCGATGCAAGGTGGAGATTGTCAAGCTTCAAACGGACTATCGACGTTGCGGCTTTCGCAGGCAGAAATCCAGAGGGACAGACGGTAAAGGATGGCATCGATGAACCTGTATCTGATGCGCCATACGCAGCCCGTAACCGGCCATCCCGCCAACGCCGAGAGACCGCTAACACCAGAGGGCGAGCAGTGCGCCAAGGACATGGCCGCGTGGCTCGCGGGACACATCGGGCGCGTCGATATCGTGATCCATTCTCCGTTTGTCCGCGCAGTTCAAACGGCCATACCGACGAGCGAGGCACTTGGCGCGCACATGGCCGACACGCGCATGCTTCAACCTGATGGCAAGCCAGCGGAAATGTGGGCAGAGATCACGCGGCTGGCGCAGGCGTCGAAAGATGTGCTGGTGGTTGGCCACGATCCCAGTTTGAATGCGTTGATCTGCTGGATGCAAGGAAACGAGCTTGATGACACCGACGGTACGAACTGCGTGCGGCTGGAATGGGGATCGGTGGCTCTGCTGGCGGTGAAGGGGACGGGAACCGGAGTGCTTCAGTGGCTGGTGACGCCCGCGATCGTGCTCGCGGACAAGGACGTTGTGGAGGCAGCGCGCGAACTGGTGGATAGCGTCGAAGCCGCGAGACCCTCAATCCAAACAATTATGGCTGCGGACAAAGAGATTATCGAGGCGGCTCGGGAGTTGGCGGCATCTCTTTGAAGCGGGACCCAGCGTTGACGGCCCCTAGTCCGGCCATCATGGTATGGATTGAAGTCACGACGACGTAGCAGAACTCCCCGCGCTTAGGGCACACCCACACAATCACGTGGCAAAGCTCGACGACGAGGGAGCACCTGATCTCGTACACGATACGTTTCAGCATACGTGGATTTCCCTTCCCCGCAGCAGCGCGAGCACGGCCGCCTTCGCCGGGATATCAGCCACAGGCACGCCAGCGGTGAAGGCCACCGTCTGCCAATCCCGCTCCGGCATCATCGCCACGCACTTCGCGAGCTGGTGGCGGGTGAGCGTCGATTGCGCCTGGCAGCCCAACAGGAAAGCGGCGATCACGCGGGCTTTCTTGATTTGATATCCGGTCATGATTAATTTTGCGTCGCAGGCTTGAATCGCGCAATAGTACTTGTTTCGTAGTACCGTAGTTCCAGTGACACCCCAGCGCCAAGCGCTACTCGAAAGGATGAAGAAAATCATGGCCTCCATTGCCAGCAACCTATCCACAACCCAAGCAAACCTCGCCGCCGCGCAAGCCAGTCTGGCCAATATCGTGGCTGGCGTTGCCGCGCTCGACACCCTTATCCAGAGCTTTGAGAGCGGCTCGACGTCGGAGTTGAACCCGACAGACCAGGCAGCGCTCAACAGCATCGTCGCGCAATCCGCCGCGCTCGCAGCTCAGGCCGCTTCCATCAACACCGCCGCTCCAGCGCCTCCGGCTTCGCCGTCCGGTGTCAAACCCAGCGGAAGCTAGCCATGCCGCTCAACGTCTGGTATTGGATTCTCATGGCCCTTTGGCTTGTCCTCGGTTTGTACAGCAACTACACTCCGGGCCAGCCTTATCCGTGGGTGCGCGGCGGCGGAACGCTTCTCCTGTTCCTGCTGTTCATGGTGCTGGGTATCAAAGTCTTTGGCTCACCGATCCAGTAATGGGCCTGCGCGCGACAGCATCCTTCAAGCCCGGTGACATCGCCGGGCTTGTCTCGCGCGTGGCCGCTGGCGCTCAGCAAGGCGCACTCACCGCCGCACAAGCCGGGCAGGCAATCTCTCTAGCTATTGTCCCGCGTGACACCGGAGCGCTGGCGGATTCGATTGACCTGAAGTCAGGCGTCGACGGTGCGAGCGCGTGGGCATCGTGGGGCCCGGATATTTTCTACATGTTCTACGTGGAATTCGGGACTGGGCGGCGCGGCGCGGCATCGGCGGAAGCTGGACCTGGCCCGTACGATGAGAATTGGGCCGGGATGACACCGAGGCCGTACATGCGCCCCGCGCTCGACGAGATCGCGCCCCAGGTTGTCGATATCGTCGCGGACGCAATCAAGGACGCGCTATAATCCCCACATGCAAATCTCCACCCTTGCGGATATCGCTGGCGCGGGCGCTACCGTTCCACTGACCACGGGCGCGGCCCAGGCGCGAGCGCTCTATCTAACCGCGATCGGAGGGACGGCGAGATTCGGCGATTCGAGCGTGACGGCAGCGCAGGGCGTCGAGCTTCCCGATGGCGTCATGTGCGCCTTTGGCGTCAATAACGACGACAGAGTCGACACGATCCAACTCAACCAGGCCCACGTCTACGTACCAAGCGGCACCACGGTTACGGTAAGCTACGGATTATGAGCGCGCCACTTTGTTCCGCCACGGCTACCTCTGCCGTGATCGCTGCAATCCAGAAAGCTCTCGTTGGACTTGAGCCGCTTTCTGATTCGCAAGCGGCGGATTACATCAACACGCATCCGTACCTGACGGCTGGGGTCGCGTACGTGCCAAAGCCACTCACTGCGGCGATGATTGCGGAAATCCGCGCAATCAGCTAGCCCTCAGGCTGGCTGGAGGGATTTCTACCTGGCGTTGGCGGTACCTACGGCTTAAATACGCTGGCGATGTACCGAGCGAGCGGATAGGGGATCTTGGCTATCTGGGCGGATGCGGCCTTGCGTCCAGCGCTACGACTGCTGTGCTTCCGCGTGAGTGATTCGGGATCGTGCCACCAGTTGCAACCCTGCTTGCGCCCCGTTTCCTCCACCGCGACCGATTGAAAGCTGCGTCCCGGCTTGCCGGTCTTCTCGAACTCGTGGAAGTTCATCGGGACCTTGCGCCCATTGTTGGCTTCGGCTCCCCTCCGCGCCCGAAGCACTTCCCCGAACCGTGCCGAAGGCCCCACAATCGCGTTGCCGACGCTGTTGACATCGCCCCACAGGTAGAAGCTGCCGAAGTGCGCCCGCGCCTCACCGACCCACGGCTGCGCTCCTTTGACGTTCTCTACCACCAGCGGGACACCAGCCTCCTTCGCGATGCGGAAGCAGGCATCGAACAGCCGGTTCAGGTCTTCGATGGTCCGCGATCCGGTGTAAGATTCGGGAAATTCGCCTTCGCCGCGCAATGCCCGCGCGATCTGCTTTCCGCGGCTCCATGGCATCGCCATATAAGAATACTCCGTGCATGGCGGGCTGGCCACAATCACAGCCGCATTCCGGAGCTGCCGACCGTCCAGAGTGAGCACGTTTTGAAGCACGAGCTGCGCCGGGTACTTCTGGATGCTGTCACCGGAGCCGTAAACGTGGCGATGATTATCGAAGCCGACCACGTCATAGCCTTCGGCGAGGAATCCTTCGGCCCAGCCGCCAAGCCCGCAGAAGAGGTCGATGGCTAGAGGTTTACCCACCTTGCAATTACAGTATTGCGGGACCTGTAACGCAATAGACCGTTGGTTCTAAGGCTTTAGCCGTCTAATCTAAGCGCCCGACCCGCGGGAACTCCGGCAGTTCGGCATCGTTCAGGAACTTGACCACTTCGTGAACGAGTAGCCGACCGTTCGGGTGCGCGTTGAGCATCGCCGTCAACAGAACGGCTTTCATCGCTTCCGCGCCGCGCCTCCAGCCGATAGCTTCGGTCTCCTCTGCCCGCAAAACCTGCCACTCGCGCTGGTAGCGAGACTTGCAAGCCTTGCACCATTTTGGCCTCCCGGTTGTATCGAGTGGATTTGAGCACCCTCGGTTTGCGCACTTCTCGGCTACTTCGCTAAAGCTAACTGGCATTTTCTAGAGTTTACAGGATTCGTGCCTTATCCTTCGTACCAATGGTATTGCGCAGCGGGTTCCTGCACGTCGCCGTAAAACTTCAGGAAGCATCAGACATGATGCACTCCGACGTGCGCAACCGTTTACGCGATGCAATTCAGGCAGCGCACGCGGGCACCGGAAGCTGGGCGCACTATGTTGACCACAACGGCGATGGCGAGTCCGGAGACTGTATTTACTCGGTTGACGACAAGACCAAGTCGGCCCCGTACGAGATCCAGACGCAGGGCGATAAGACGGTAGCCAATATCGACACGGCCAACGCGGAGACTGTTACGCCGCGCGTCACCTACGATTCGATGGCTGACGACGACGATAACTACGCTTCGATGATGGAGGCTGCACTCTACACTAAGGGCGAAATGCCGCTGTGCGAGCGGTTCATCTCGAAGGACGAGCGGGACAAAGCCGACGGCGATTCGTTCGCTGGCAAAGGCAAGAGCTTCCCAATCCTGAAGCCCGGCGATGTGATGGCTGCCGTGCGATCGATGGGCCGTGCAGGATCGGGCAACTACGGCGTGGCGCAACTCAAGGCGAACATCATTCGCATCGCCAAGGCGAAGGGCTGGGAGAGTGAACTCCCGAAGACCTGGCGCGGTGGGACAGACGCGAAGGAATCGCTGAAGATTCGCGAGTCTTACGACTGGACACCGGAACTGGCGTTGCTCGAGTCCTCCGGAAGCGAGATGGAAGTAAAGCTCATCGCCCCCGGCCAGGGCTCCAGTGCGTTCTATCCCGCAGAGGTGCTCAAGCGCGATGGTCCTGGCGTGTTCAAAAAGAACACCCAGATTTACATCAACCACGCCACGGCAGCAGAGGAAGCCGCGCGGCCCGAGGGTGATTGGCACAAACTTGTGGGCGCCCTCTCGACGGACGCCGTCTATCACGAATCGCACCCCAAGGGCCCCGGCCTGTACGCGAAGGCGAACTTCGCTCCCGACATGGCCCCGATCATCAAGGCGAAGGCGCCGTACTCGGGCATGTCGATCCGCGCGAGCGGCGTAGCGGAGTCGGGCAAATCCAAGGGCGGCGTGCCCGTGCTCAAGTCCCTCACCAGCGCAGAATCGGTTGACATAGTCACCAAGGCGGGCGCGGGCGGCATGATCTTAACGGAATCGGCGCGAGCCGCAAATCTACAGGAGGTCGATATGACCGAAGCCGAAGTTACCCGGCTCATTGAAAGCCGAACCGCGCCACTCCGCGAGCGAGCCATCAGGGGCGACGCAATCGTGTTGGCGAACCAGACCCTTGCGCCCCTCACCGGGCTCACCGAGAATCTCAAGCAGTTCGCGATTGACAATGTGCTCCAGCGCGACGCGTTGCCGATCAAGGAAAACGAACTCGACGCCGAGAAGTTCAAGGCGCTAATTGAAGCCGAGGCCAAGCGCGTTGCGGGGGCGTTCGGATTTCGCGGCGTCCAGGGCATGGGTGCGGGCGAGCCGGTCGTGATCGACCCGAGGGTTCGCGAAGCGCAAGTACAGGCAGAGAAAGACGAGGAGGCGAACTCAATTCACATCTTCGAGTCGCTCGGGATGCCGAAGGACGCGGCGACTTTTGCCGCGAAAGGACGGGCCGCGTAAATGGAGCAAGAACAGCAGTTCGTTGCCGTGGTGGCGGCCATCATCATGAGCGGCAACCACACCCCCGATGCGGCGCGCATCAAGGCTTCCGTGATCGCCGCGCGCGCCATTATCGCAGAGGTCGCAGCGACGGAACCGAAGGAGAAGGCGTAAATGATAAACCAAATCAATACCGGCAGTCCCACCAGTCGGCGCAACGTCGTCCTTCCGCCAAGCACCACGGTGGTGATCCCGCCAGGCACGCCGCTACTGATCGGGCTGCTTCCGTGCGTCACTCTCGACGGAAATCAATTCGCCGTGGGCGCTCCCTCTGTCGTCTGCCTCTTTGGCGGAAGCTTCGACCTGACTGTGATCGGCCAAACCGCCGAGTCTCCGGTCACCACCCACAAGATCAACCCGGGCGACAAGTTGTATGCCACGGGGACGCTGGACGCAACTACGAACGTCACCTACAACCTGACGATCGACGCGAACAGCGGCAATACGTTTTTCGGCTGGCTCGATCCGCAGTCTCCCTCGATTGCGGCGGGAACCACGGACACCAGCGCCTCAGTGCTGCTCGACAAGGGCATGTAAGGGAGACCCATGCAAGGAATTGGAAATTACGGCCAAGTCGTAGACGGGCAACTGATGGGCCCCGCCGGCGGTGTCCCCGAGTTGCTGCGAAACCAGGGCCTCGGTGACTTCGTGGCGGCCAAGCGCAACGCCAGCGTCACGCGCCAGCGCCGCGTCACGGAAGCGGCGAAGCTCTACGCCGACGTCCTTCAGGGTCGCCTTGATCCGGTCTTCCTCCGCGAAGCGATCATGCCGCGCAACGAGGTTTTCGTTGCCCACCTGATGGAGAAGTACCCGAACCTCTACCGCGACGACAGCACCGGGCGGCAGCTCCTGGGATTGCGCGAAACGATGAGCGTTACCGATTATCAAGCGCTCTACGTCGACGTGCTCGACCGCCAGTATTACGGGTACTACAACGCGTACCCGATCATCAACAAGCCGCTGGTGAAAGTTCATCCGCTGCGCGACTTCCGCGTGGTCTCGCGCTATCTGCTGGACGGCGCGGTGTCGCCGTACCTACCCATCGGGCGCAACCGCTCGACGCAGACATCCGGCGGTGGCCCCGCTGGCCCGGTCAATCAGACCGCGCTGAGTGGTCCGGTTCCTCAGGACGGCGCGACCTTCCCGACGACCAACACGGCACCGATCCAGTACCAACCCCTCGCCTACGGATCAGACACGGCCGTTAACTGGGCCGCGTTTGTCAACGATGACCTTGGGATTTTCCAGGACCTGCCGAAGCGTCTCGCGATGCAAGGGAATCGCGGCGTCTCGCAGTTCATCACTCAGTTTTTCTTCGGCTCGGCTGGTCTCAACGCTTCGCTATTCAAGGCCGGCTACAAGAACCTGATTACGCCGACCTACGGAGCACTGGCGACCAATCCGCCCATCGGCTCGCAGGGCTTGATGGATGCCCTCAAGGTCTTGGCTGGGATGCTCGACTCGAGCGGCAACCCGATCATGATCGGCGGCAAGATGTACCTCATTCATGGACCTTCACAGATGGCCGCGGCGAACAACGCAATCAAGGCCGTCAACATGTTCGTGACCAACGAGGGCGGTTCGCAAACCACCAGTAATTCATTCATTCAGCAAATGCTGCAAGTACCCAACTGGGTGGCGAACAACATCACGCCGATCATGGACCCGCACATGCCGCTAGTGATGGCCGGCGCGGCGGGCAACATCGCGCAGACCGCGTGGGCCTTGGTTTGCGATCCAGATGAACAGGAACGGCCGGGCGTCGAAATCGGCTTCTTGCAGGGCTACGAAACCCCGCAAATCTTCCAAAAGGTTCCGAACACTATGCGGGTGGGCGGTGGCGTCGACCCGATGATGGGCGACTACTACTCCATGGATCAGGAGATGAAGATTATCGGAGTAATGGGGGGTAGTGTCATTGACGGTCGGAGCATGGTTGGCTCGACTGGCGCGAACGCTTAGGAGCAAGCGAGTGATTCTCAATAGCGCCATGACCATTATGCGAGTTGTGGCGCTCTTTCTTTTCGGCACCATGCCTGTTTTCACATACCAGTACGGACAGAATCCCGCTATTGACTACCCGCGCATGCTCGTCTCAGATACGCAACAGTTCGGCGCGGACGGCACGACGCCAATCTTCGCCTTCTACGATGAGGAGATTCAATCGGCGACTCAGATCGAGCTGTCGGTGTGGCAGAGCGGGCAATACTGGAGCGGCCCACAGGGAATCGCGAATCTCGGCAACTCCCCGATGCCCTGGCGCAGGATTGCGGCGACACTCATCGATTGCCTGGCGAGCAATCAGGCGCGGATTTCGCTAATTTCCCAGCAGCTCGACACGAAACTGAATCCGGGTGCGGTGAAGGATATGCAGGCACAGGCGGCAGCGCTTCGTCTGGCAGACGACAACTCCGGCTCTTTCGCGATTGTCGAGCAATGCAACGATTATTTCTCATTTTGCGATAGGTACTGGAAGACAGTGCAGCGTCAGAGCGCAGGAGCGCCGATCGGATGAACCAGGCCGCGCTCAACTATCCGCTGGCGAACATTATGCCGCAGGGCTACGCGGCGGGAATGTTCCCCTCCCTCGCGACGCTCCAACAGCTCGTCCAGGATCAGGGTCCGACCGGCAACCCTACCGGGGCATGGGTCAACGTATCGGGAGTCGTGAATGTCCCGTGCAAGGATGCGCCGGCGTCCATCGCCAGAATCCAGGCGACAGAGATGAAAGACGTGGCCGAGATCATGGCTAAGGGCCTTCGTCACGTGCTCCTAAATCAGTGCTTCCTGAACGCGCCCAACTGGGCGGCGATGGCTACCAGGATGGTGGTCGACGGATTCACCTACGAAGTCCTCGGCGCAGAGAACGACAGCGACACGATTCAGACCCGGGTGGACTTACAGTTGGTGCAACTTTAGATGGTAAATGACGTTAAAGGCCAAACTCTTCTCCGCGGCTTCGGTCAACCCAGGCTTGCAAGCGCTGCTCGGCACCAGCCCGTTTCGGTGGTACGATACTCAGCTCCCACAGACGGCGACATTCCCTGCCGTCGTGGTGTTCCAGGTGAGCAACCCGCGGGATTACGTGGTGGGCGGCCGCATGTCGACCTCGTGGAACCGAATACAGTTCACGGTGTACGGGACGGGGAACGACAGCCAAAACGCATCGGCCGTGGTTTCGGCGCTGGAAGATTTCCTAGCCGGGTTCAGCGCTTACAGCGTCTCGCAGTTTCCGAGCAACGCAAACAGGATTGTGAGCGACCGCGACGGCGGAGTCGCCCAAACCCAGCCGCTCACTTATCAGCGGTTCGTGGACGCAATTATTCTCAACGACGAGGCAATTTAAGGAGCTACAATGTCTGACACTTCCGCACTCGGCCCCTACGTTCCAGTACAAGGGACCGTCTTCAACATCGACAACGGCTTGTCGCCTGACTCCTTTGTGCCGGTGGCCAATGTCTCGTCGATCACTCTTCCGACCGTCCAGAAGACCATCGACGTCACCAACATCGGCGACCTATGGGTACGCACGGTGCCGACCCTCAAGGACATGGGCAAGATTGCACTCAAGCTGTTCTGGCAGATGGCAGACACCACCCAGAACAACAGCTCGCCGTACGGGCTGCGCTACTGCCTCGTGGCCTACCCGTCGCCCGTCCGCATCTTCAAGGTGCAGTATCCCGACACGGCCGGCTCACAGGACGTGTTCCCGGCCTACGTGGTCGGATTTGAAGTAACCGGCGCGGTAGGCAAGTCGTGGGAAGGCTCGATCGATATGGCCAACAGCGGCGCCCCGACGCTCTGTTAGAATGGCGGAATGCCAAGCCCTGTTAACGGATTAGACGCGCCGGCCAAGACCGCACCAGTGAAGGTCGGCGCGGCAACTTACGAGCTTCAATGGGGGCCACTCGCAGAATACATCCTGAGTTCGCGAGCGCTCACCGTATTCTCGATGCTTCCAGAGTTAAACGCGGGCGGACCCCGCGCCACGGCCTACAGGATCGAAATGCTCGCGGCATTCACGGCGCATCAGTTCCGCGCGGATGCAGCCCCGAACACCCGGGAATGGGCGGCGCGTTTACTGCCTGGCCAACTGGACGAGGCCTTCCTGGCGATGCGCGGCTTGCTCATCGATGCCGGGCAGTGGAGACCGCTGGCGCAACCAAAAAACGTCCAGGCTCCGACCACGGAGCCATCGACGGACCAAGCCCCGAAAGCGTAATCGAGCGCATCACCCGGGAGTGGGCCTTTGCCACTTCGCCGGATGGCCTACGCCTGTCTCCCGCGCGTTTCTGGCGTTCCACGTGGAACGGCCTTGCGGCGCTGAAGGAGGTCCACGCGGCTAAGGAACGCGGTAAGCGGTACCGTTGGGCCATTGGAAGGGCTGAGTACCGCAACGCCAACCGCCTGCTGGGCGAGCACCCAGCGGTGCTGTGGATCGCCGAAGACTTTTTGGGGACGGGCGACCGCTCCGCACGCATCATCGAATACGACCGCAAGCAACTGGAGACGCGGCGGATTGCGGCTGAACTCGCCAAGATCACACAAAAGAGCGACCCCAGGGGACTGCCTTCGTGGGCGATCGCCAAGGGCTCGGGGCCTGGCGGCGGGTGGACGGATGCGGAGATCGCGAAGGCATTAGGAGGCAAGCGTGGCTAACCAACCGCTAGGCGAGCTAGATGTTGTCATAGGCGTAGATTGGTCCGATCTCCAATCGGGACTCCAGGATGCCATTCAGGCCGCAGAAAGCGCCGCTGAATCCATCCAGGGGGCTTTTAGCGACACCGGCGCGTTCGATGACCTAGTTGAATCCCTCAATGGCCTGTCGTCTGCGCTGGACGGCCTGGGCGCGGGTGCCGGTGGCGATGCCATCGCGGAAGTGGGCGATGCTGCGGGCGAAGCGTCCAGCCAGCTCGAGCTATTCGGCCAATCAGCCGATCAAGCGGGGCAGGCCGTTGCCAGCATTGCCGAAGCGGCATCCGAGACCGGCGACGCACTCTCCGAAGTGGGCGACGGCGCGAGCCAAGCCGACGACTCCCTTTCTGAGCTAACCGATTCCGCCGGCGAAACGGACGACGCGATTTCTGAGTTGGGAGACTCAACCGGTGAAGCGTCCGACTCGCTAGCGGAGATAGGGGACGGTGCCGACGAGGCAGAGCAGTCGCTGTCCGCCCTGGGCGACGCCACATCCGAGGCAACCGGATCACTCGGCGAAGTGGACGACGCTTCCGCTAGCGCGGGCGATTCGCTCGGCGCTATCGACACGGCGGCGTCTGGGGCAAGCGAGTCGCTTGATACCGTCGCTGGGAGCGCGGAGGAGACTAGTCAGGCGGTCGGGGGCGTGGGCGAATCAGCCGAGGAAGCTGAGGGCGGCCTCTCGGACATGGTCGAGCAACTTACGCTCTTGGGCGAAGCGCTGGCCATCACGGAAGGACTGAAGGAATTCGGCGAAGAGGCGCTGAACGCTTACGGCACCGTCCAGAGCGTCACGATTGGCCTAACGGCGCTGACGGGGTCCGCAACACAGGCAGATGAGGTAATCGAGCAAATCAAGGAGTTGGCGGCGACGGAACCGTTCGCCTTCCCGGAGATCGCGCCGACAATTCAAAAGATGGTCGCCTTGGGCGTCTCGACCGATGAAGTCGGCGGCGTAATGCAGGCTGTAGCTGACACGTCTGCCGCGACGGGAAACGCGTTCGCCTCCGTGGCCAACATGCTCGATAGGATGAGTCTTTCCGGCACGGCCAACGCCCGCTCACTGTCTACGCTCGGGATCAGCACCCAGCAACTGGGACAGGCGATGAACGCGCTTGGCGGCAGCGTCGGAACGTCCACCGCCCAAATTACGGCCGCTTTTAAGGCACTTGACCAATCGCAGCGCATCGCCGTTCTTGAGCAGGCGCTGTCTCAATTTGCGGGAACCGCCGAAGCCGAGGCGCAAGGCATCTCCGGCCAGTGGCAAATCTTTCAAAATCAGTTTGAGGAAGTGATGGTCGGGGTTGGCGCGGCGCTGGCTCCCGTCGTGGGCGATATCCTCCAATTCGGGGAATCGGTGCTACACGGACTCCAGGAAGCTGCGGAGGCGTTCGGAGAGCTTCCCGAACCCGTCCAGGAGACGACTGTAGCGCTGGGGCTCGCTGTGGCGGCAATCGCCCCGCTCGCTGCCGGGCTAGCGGCGCTGGGGCTCGGGGTGGTCGGGCTCCAGGGCATCATCCCCGCGCTTACCGGCATCGTGGGAGCGCTCGGGCTGGCGAGTGAGGAGGCAGCAGTATCCGAAACCACGCTTGCGGAGTCGGAGGCGGCGGTAGGTCTGGCGGCAACCGAGGCAACGCCCCAAGTCGCGGATTTGGCGGTAGCGGAGGGCGCGGCGGCGGAAGGAGCCGAAGCGGCAGAAGGCGCGGTTGTACTCGTCACTAGCGCACTGGACGGTGTGGCGGAAGCCGCGATCGCCGTAGCGGCGGCGTGGGGTGCATGGAAGATTGCGGAATGGGCATCCGGAGACGCACTCGCGCTCGAAGGCGCGCTCGCGGACATTACTTCGTTCGTCAAGAGCGTCGAAACCGAAGTTACAGCCCTGTCGCGCGATTTCTCGGATCTGGTGCAGGTTGGCGTCACGGCGGCAATGACCGAAGCCGGAACCGCGATCACTGCCGTGGGTGGCTCAATCTCGGCGCTGGTGGGTATTCTCCCGTCCGCCTCGCAGGGTACATCTGCTTTGGCTGGAATGGTCAATCAGCTCAGACTTGACGGCCTGAATGCGACCACATCCGTAGGTTCGCTCAGCAGTTCCGAAAAAACCCTTGAGACAGCGACAAATGCGGCGGCGGTTGCCGCTGGAAGTGCCGGGAGCGCCGTCAGCCTTCTCGGCACTTCACTCGGCGACGCCAAAACAAAGGGCGACGGCACGCACCTGACGATGCAGCAACTCATCGACGATCTGGATATGATCCCGACCGGCGCGCGCGCCGCCCAAGTCGCCGTCGATGACATGGTCGCCGAGATTGAGAGCAAGAGTGCGACAGCGCAGCAGAACCTGCAAACTGTCGCGGCGGCCTACCTGCAGATCGGCACGGACGCGAACGCATCTGCGGCGGATGTCGCAGCGGCGCAGACGGCCATTGATAAAGCCGTCAAGGAGAGCGGCAACGATTACGGGGCGCTGGCGACAGCTCTGCAAACAGCCGCTCAGGCGCAAGGCGTTTCGCTTCAAACGCTCATCACTCAGTGGGAGAATCTTCAAACCACCGGAACCGGAAGCGCGAAGGATATCCAGCAGGCGTTCCAACTCATCCAGACATTCGCGACGGCCGCGGGTGTTTCGATGCAGGGCCTCGTGTCGGCGATCAACGCCGTCCAGTCTTCGACCGGGGGAATGTCGGCGGCCATCGTCAACGGAAAACTCCAACTCGTGGGGATTGGAGATCAGGCCGGAACCACCGGCGGCCAGGTCATGCAGGTCAAGGATGCGACCGACAACCTGACGAGCAGCGTTACGGTGCTCACCAGCGCAGCCCCGAAGGCGGCCGCTTCGCTCCAGTCGCTCAACTCTGCGGCGGTTCAAACTAGCAGCGGACTCAAGGGCGCGAACGCCGATGCAACGATCCTCGCGGGAACCATCGCGGGTTCAGGCGGATTGGTGTATGCAGAAAGCGCTGCCGGCAGTGCAACTGCCGCGCTGACTGCGGCGATGGGCGATAACAGCTCTGGCGTGATCTACGCTATCAGCACAGCCGGCAACGCAGCGACACAGGCAGCTACGAGCATCACTAATTACGCGGAGGCAGAGGGGAATGCGGTTAATCCCACATCTACCCTGACAAGCGACAACAACGCGCTGGCTACCTCCTTCGACAACGTGGCCACCGCAGCGAACAGCGCTGCGTCGGGCATCGGCAATGCGAGTGGCGCGGCGAGCAAAGGTGGCCAGTCTGCTTCGGAGATAGGCGCAGAGGAAGACGCACTCACCAATCCGTACGATGCCGTAGCGGAGTCCGCTGGAGCTGGCGGCTTGGCATCATCGGGATTCAACAACTCTCCCGCTGGCCAGGCGAGCGGGGCAGGAATCAACGTCAATCTACCTGGCGGCGCCGCTTACCAGAATCAGTACGCAGCGCAGGCGCTTGCCGCGGCGATGGACGTTGCGGCCACTTCCGCGACCAATGTGGCCACCGCGCTCGGCTCGGCCACAACATCGCTCGACTCAACCACCGCATCCACCAAGGGGCTCGACCATGCACTAGTGGGCGGCTCGCTCCAGCCGTCGCTCGACATGACCACCGCATCGACGCAGGCCACGGACACGGCGATGCAGGATCTGATTACGTCGCTCGGGACCTCGTCCACCTCCGGGCTCGCCGGAGCGATTGGTACCGTAACGACGCTGGCGAACAAAGCGACCGAGGCCCTGAACGGGGGGCCGGCGATGGACAACACGCCCACGGGCGATGTCTACAACCCGATCACCACCACAACATCAACGACTGCCCCCACGACCACGACCGGCGACACCACCACGTCAACGGATTCGAGCGGCAACGTCACGACCGCCAGCAGCCCGGCGACGGACGCGGAACAATACCAGGGCGACCTGCAAACGCTACAGACGCTACGGAATGAGAATCTCATCACCGCTCAGCAGTTCCAAGAGGCGATAGGTAATCTTGCGCTCGATCAGGCGCAGGGCATCGCGGCGCCTACCGATCTCAGTACGCTCTACCCGACTGCGGTTGCGACACAGGCCAGCAGCGGGACGAACCCACTCTCGAGTTCCACGCTTGCGGCGGGGCAGACATCCTCGACGCCGGGCTTCTCCGCGACGCAGCCGAGCGGGACCACGGTCGAGCCTGGCCTCGTCGACAATTCACAAGGGCAGTGGCAGTATTCGGCGACAGGCGCGAGCGGGGCCGGGTGGTACCAGTCCGATATCGCGGCCTCGTCGAATCCGCTCAGCGGGCCGACCACTGCGGGAACCAACCCGTTTACGCCAGCGCAGATCGCGGCGCTCGCTGGCGGCCAGAGTGTTTCTAGCGGGCCACTGACTCCGGCGCAGGTCGCGGCGGTGGGCGAATCCGTGGCGGCCTACGAGGCGGCGCATCCTCCAACCCAGAACTACGCCGCGTCCACAGGCTCTTCGCCCTATAACTACAATCCCTACGCCGATCTGCCCGGCGGTGTTCCCACGGCGGCGATGCTGGCCACACAGGGCTCATGGAGCTATGGAGGCGGGTCCTCCGCGCCGGTAACAATCAACATCACCGGCATGACGCCGTCCAACGCGCAGACCGTCGTAAGCCAAATGACCACGGCGTTGCGGCAGGCCGGGGCCAAGATCACGTAGCCGTCTGGCAGTACCACCAAACCTGTAGTACCCTTGTACCAATGCCAAATCCTGAACTTGCCATCGGGACGCCAGTCCCGGACAATCTTATGGACATGAGCCTGGAGGATCTCCACAAGCTCCACGCGCAGTATTGGGACGAACACGCCCATGTCAAGGCGAAACGCGCGGCCATCAAGCCAGCCATCGACGCCAAGCAACTCCAGAAGGATCTAGCGACCCGCGCGGGCTTCGACAACATCCTGCAACTCGGTCCCAAGCGATTCACCCTGGACAAGGCGAAGCAGTACCTGTCCGACATGGCAGACGGTATCATCGGGCTTCCGGCCAATCTCGTGGATCGGCTTAAGAAAATCGTCGACAGCGGGAGGGACGAAGAGTAATGGCAACGACGATGTACGGCCTCGGGCGCGCTGGCTTCCTCACGGGCGCATCCGGCTTCGATTGGCTCACGGGCGCGATTCAACTTGCCTTTGTGACCAGCACCTATAGCCCGAACTACACCACCGACCAGTATCTCGGCGTCGCCGTTTCTTCGGGTTATATCATCGCCCAGAGCGGCACGTTCTCTTCGCTTTCGCAATCCCTCGGCACCGCGAACGCGGCCAACGAAACGGTGTCGTCGGTGACCGGCGCGCAGTTCTCCTACGTGACGCTGTACTCGTTCATCACGTCGAATAACCTCTCGCCGCTTATCATGAATATCGACACGGCGACCGGTTTACCATGCACACCAAACGGCGGGAATATCGTCGTACAGTGGGACACCGGAACCAACAAAATCTTCACGCTGTGCGGCGAAGCCGACTACGTGGACAAGGGTGCATGGGCGACGATCCGCGACGCATTCGCGCATATTCTCGACCGCACCTACACCGGGCGGCTGTGGGCGGGCGTCCCGACCATTCAGCAGATGGAGCCGACGTACGAACAGGCTTGCGCTCAGGCCGAGTGGGCAGAGCGGCAGGCGAAGGCGAAAGAGATCGAAAAGAAGTTCGGCGGCCGCATTCCAGTTTTTAACTAGCCCATGGCCCTAACGGCTTACTGCGTCTGGGAGGTTCGCCCCGGCTCGGGTTCCGACACAAACGGCGGCGGCTTCGACAACTCCGTCACGTCGCCGGGCACGGATTACTCTCAGCAGAATTCCGCACAAGTCACGCTGAACGGAACGACCGTCACTGCTCACGCCGCCGGTGTCACATCCACCATCATCCTGACAGGCTACACCGTGGCGACGGGCGACGTCGGCAATGTTGTCCACATCTCTGGGGGCACCGGCTTCACCGCCGGCTGGTACACCATCGTCTCGGTAAGTGTCGGGTCGGTCACTTGGACGCTGGATCGCAACTGCACCACGGGCGTGGCAAGCGGCGCCACGGGAGCAATGGGCGGCGCGTGGAATAGCGCTGCGAACTTCACGGGTACCAGCATCGCCGTGGCCGGGAATATTGTATGGATCAAGGCGACGGCATCAATTACCCTCACGTCCGGGCTAACCTTTCAAAGCAGCGGAGCGAGCGGCCTGCGTCTCTCGATTCGTGGGTACACAACCACGCGCGGAGACGGCTTGCCAGCCACGATCACCACAGCAACCAACTCCATCGTGTTGTGTTCGGTCACAAATATTAGCGGCCTGGAGTTTATGTCGATCAATTTCACCTCCACTGCCGGTACGCCTGGAGACTGTTTCCGTTCAATCGGGACGGGGGACGCTTCTAGCCTCACCTTCCAGAACTGCGTCTTCAGCGGTTTCGCCATCGCCATTGATGGCAACTACGCCCTCTATTACGAGTTCGACAATATAGTCCTGATCGAGTGCGAAATCAAAAGTTGCGTCTCTCACGGGATCTTCAACGATGGGGCGACCATCATGTATGGATGCTACGTCCATGGAAACGGAGGTGACGGCTTCCGAATGCAGACTGGCAACACCGATTCTTACCTGTTCGCGTACGGCTGCGTCTTCGCCTCCAATTCTGGAAATGGCTGCAACGACCAGTCTCAAGCCATTCGCGGCATGTATATTCAAAACTGTGACCTGTACAATAATACTGGCGCGGGGGCTCTCGTGGGCGCTGGAAACTCGTTCGCCTACCTGACATCCATCAACTGTATTTACTACACCAACGGTACCTTCGGGATCAACTTCCAAACGCCCGGTGCCGGGGCCGCTATCGGAACCATCGCCATCCAGCGGAATAACTTCTTTGGTGGAGGTTCACAGGTTGCACGCAACACAGGCGCGCCCACCGGCGTCTCCGATGTCACCCTCACGGCCAACCCGTTCAACTCGCCATCGACCGGCGACTTCAGCCTGAACTCGACGACGGGCGGCGGCGCGGCAGTAACCGGCGCTGGATGGCAGTCCGCGATAATCTAGCCGTAGCCGGAGCCGTAGCCGTAGCCGGAGCCGGAGCCGGAGCCGGAGCCGGAGCCGGAGCCGGAGCCGTAGCTGTAGCTGTCGCCGGAGCCGGAGCCGGAGCCGGAGCCGGAGCCGGAGCTGTAGCTGTCGCCGTAGCCGGAGCCGGAGCCGTAGCCGGCGCCGTAGCCTAAGCCGGAGCCGTAGCCGGCGCCGTAGCCTAAGCCGGAGCCGGAGCCGTAGCCGTCGCCGTAGCCGTAGCCGGAGCCGTAGCCGTCGCCGTCGCCGTCGCCGGAGCCGTAGCCGGAGCCGTCGCCGAAGCCGTCGCCGAAGCCTATTCGCGCCACGGCGCTACTCCCGCGATGCTCGCTTTCGCCTTGGCCGTGACATCCAGGATCTCAATCGCCTGGAGTAATTCTACTCGCGGTACAGCCTCTGGAAATTTGCATTCCTTTGGCGCTGACACACCATCTATCGCCAACTGCGAAAGCGACGCTGCGCCCTTCCAGTACCATAGGCGCCTTGCGTTCAGAAGAACAACTTCCTGGCCGCTCCGGCTTTCTAGGTCGCCCGCAAAAACGCCCGCTGAATAGGTGCGGACGATAACGTACTTTCCTTTTGGTTCGGTTTTTGCCATGTGTGGATTCTTGCACACGTTTTATCGCCGCGCAATAGTACCATAGGTTCGATGCCTCTCGGTTGCGACGGCGGTGCACTTCAGACGTACCCCGGCGCTTCCGGCGGCGCTCTCCGTAATCTCTACACCCCAACCCAGACCATCTCCCCCACGGGGCTTGCATCCTCCTTCACTGCTGGCCATCCGACCCTCAAATACAATCAGAATCTATCGCCCGGCGGATTAGCATCCTGGTTCGCCGCCGGCGCGCCGTCGATCGAGTTTATCGGCTACATCATGCCGACCGGCAAGCCTTCGGACTTCGCCGTGGGCGTTCCACTCCTGAGCCACGGGACAATCACGCCCACAGGGAAGCCGTCCGACTTTGCGGCCGGCAATCCTACGCTGAACCTGGTTCAGGCTGTCTCCACAACCGGCAAAGCGTCCGACTTCGCCGCGGGCAAGCCGTCGCTCATCCCCGCGCAGATCATTAGCCCGTCTGGGCTCGCCAGTTCCTTTGCGGCGGGTCGCCCTACGGTGGTAGGTGGACCGCAGGCGATCCTTCCACGCGGGCTTCCATCTGGCTTCCAGGCCGGCTTTCCGACGCTCAGCGGCCCATCGTCAGGCCTGCAAATCTTCCTCGGTGGCGTGGACATGACGAAGTACATTTCCCTCGAGGGTGTCGCCAATCAGGGCCTCGATGCGACCGACGTAATGCAGCCGCTCCAGATCACCTCGCAGACCATCGGGCGCTGGACGGCGGTCTTCGACTTCATCGATTTGGAAATGGATGCGTACCCGGAGGTCGATCAGACCTTCATGGTGATGGAGAACGGCGTCAAGTACATGAGCGGCGGCGTCATCGCCGTCCAGATCTCGCGTATGCAATCCTCTATCGGGCCACTCCAGTGCTACCACGTCACCTGTCAGGATTGGTCAGCGATCTGCGATCGCCGCGAAGTCAACGCCACTTACCCGGAAGGTTCGGACATCGCCGGAATTGTTCTATCGATCTGGCAAAACGTGCTTTGCTCGCCAAACGAGGGCATCACCGCAAACAATGTCCCGCCGATTGGAGGCCCGCTCGGATCGATCGACAAGACGGAGGTGTTTAACTTCGTCTCGGTCACTCAGGCATTCAACCAGCTCGCCACGGACACCGGGTGCATCTGGTGGATCGATGTCAACGCAGACCTGCATTTCGTCGACTACACGTCGCTCCCGAGTTGTCCCTACACCCTCACCGAGAGTCTGCTGACGGAGTTCCGCGCGCTCACCGCTACGGCCACACTCGTCGATTACCGCAACACTCAGTACGTCGTCTCCAATCTGACTGCGATCCCGGGCGTCGCCAATCAGAGCGGGCCCGGGGGCGGACCGGGAACGCCCGGCTATGGCGGACCCGTTATCACCGAGACGTACATAATCCCCCAGGCTGCGGCGGAAGCCCGAGGGTTTTTCCTCGGGTGCATCATCACCAACTTTACGATTGCCCAGATCACCGCGCTTACGGTCAACGGCGTTTCGCAGCCATTCTACTCTGGCCTCGATGGCTACAACTTTCAGCAAGCCTGGTGGTATTTTCCGGGCTTCAACATCCTGACGGCCCCGAATGCCGGAAATGACGCGCCGTTCCTGCCATCGCCTCCGGTCACTTCGCCGTACCCGAACATCGGAGACACCGTTGTGGTGTCCTACATCGCGATCGCCGGCGCGCAGACAGCCGTAGTCCAGACGGGACCCAACGGGCCATTACAGCCCGTGACGCCCGGTGCGGCCGGATCGTGGGGTTCTGGTGTCTTCGAGAACGTCTTCCAGGTGCAGAACCTGAATCTGCAATCGGATCTGAACGCGCTCGCCGGAGCGCTGCTGAATCGCTCCGACTTCGTGCCGGTTCAGGTGCAGTTTGAAACCGACATGCCCGGCGCCGCGGTCGGCCAGAACATCTACATCGACATTCCCATCTCGTTCATCCCTGGATCAACGCAGTGGACGATTACCAGCGTCCAGGGGACGGTGCAATCGGGCAAGTTGAGGTACGGGAGCTATTTCCGATGGGTCGTCCAGGCGACGTCCGGGCAGGATCTTGGCAATTCAACTTTCTGGTTTGAGCGGCTCTTGCAGCGCACCGAGAACCCGCTTCCGATTCAGCAGAATGGGACGCTAACGTTTACGCTCGCGCCTGGCTACGGCCTCGTGGCTGGCGATCAGGCGAATAACCCGACACCGCTGATGACGGCAGGAACACTCACGGTCGCCTACGTGATGTGCGGGGTGCCTCCCACCGGGCAGTCGATGGAGATCGACATTCTGGACAACGGGACCTCGATCCTACTGAGTCCGATTGTGGTGACGGACGGAGACACAACGCAGGAGTTCTCTACCGGCTTCGCTGCGCCTGGCTTGACTGTGGCGATGGGCGATCTGCTGACCGTGTCCGTGACGTACAAGGTAACCAGCACGTCGCCCACGCCCGCGAGTTACGTCACGGTGTTCGTTCAGTGGTCGGTGTCGGGGCTTCCGGCTGGGCAGGTTCAGCCGGGCGTGTACCAGCAGTATATCGGCTAGGCAAAATCCAGCACTTCCTGTGCGAGCCGGTTCATCCTAGTACCCTAGTTCCATGATCCGTGCCGTCGATTCATGCTCATCCCTCACCGCTGCCGCGCTTGGCCGTGGCATCGGCGTCCGCTATCCCGGCGCGCTGGTGTTCGCGAACAACGCCATCATCACCACGGGCCGAAGCGGCGGCTTCGCCTATTGGGCGTTCGACTGCGATGCGATCTACACCCAGATCCTGACGGCTCAGCAGAATTGGCGCAACTCGTTAAGCTTTTACGTCGGTCCGCAGAACGCCACCAACGGGCCAGCGGAAACAAATACCTGGAGTTGGTCGCAGGGCTCCGACGTTGTGGCCACTGTCACACTTGCGGCCAATGTCAACCGCGCACCATACGACCTGACAAAAGGGCCGCGCTTGAGGATTTACGCGGGAGGCGACGGGCACAAGACGCTAGGGACACTGCTCTACACGTCGTCGATTCTGCCTACAGCGGCGTGGTGTTCCGTCGACCTCGATTGGTTCTTTCCCTCCACGGGAGCCGGCCAGGTCAACCTCTACATCAACGACGTGCTGGACACGCTCCCGACCTATCCGGGTGGCCCAACAGTCGGTGCCGTTAATTGGGGCGGCTTGGTGCCGGATCGCTTCGCCCTCGTGATGTTCAATGGCGGCGGCGCCGGCTCAGGCTGGCAGATTTGCGACCTAGTGGTGTCCGACGCACAGGGCGCGAACAACAATACGCGCCTCGGGCCGTGTCAGGTCGGCTTCATGACGTTCGACGCCGATCAGCTCATCCAGTGGGGCAAGCCGTTCCCCGCGTCGCTGGCGTCGACCGTGGCGGCGATCAGCGAGTATCCAGAGAGTTATCCCACCGCGGACCACGAAGCGCCAGACGGCGACGCGTCGTACATCTCGACATCGACCGCGGGTATCCAGAATTTCTACAGCCTGTCTGGCATCCAATGTTTTGCGGAGATCCTCGGTATCGCTGTCGGGTTCTGCCTCCGCGATCCTTCGGCGGGAACGGTGGACATCATCTGCCGATGGTCGCCTCCGATGGGCGTAGCCTCTGACGTGGTGATCGGGGGGACCGGCGGGAGCTTCGGTCCGGTGAATCCGACCGCGTACACGACACTCCAGGCCATCAGCGAAGTGGATCTCTCGACGAACACCTTCCCGTGGCTCGACGGGCACATTCAAAACTCGTGGTGGGGGATCAACTGCCTAGGTGGCTCGCCGTATGTCACTCAGTTCTTTTTGGAGAAGGTGACGACGCGGCGAGCCGTTCCCTACACGTGCGGCTTTATGGGCAACACGTGCGTTCAGGGGATCTCGTGATACACTCATCCAATGGCTGACCTCGTTGGAGACCTCGGAGACGATACCAAGAATCAGGCGATGCTCACGGCGGTGCTCGACCGGGCGCTCCTGGCGTTCGCCGCGGCGCTGGTTGCGGCAGGCAACGCGATCACGGCATTTGTGAGTCCGGCGAAGTGAGGCTTGCGCTCGCGCTGCTGATTTCAATTCCCGTTGTCGCCCAGACGCCAGCGACCAAACTTCCCAACGCTGCCGGCTGCGGCGCATCCTTTAGCGATCCTGGATGGACGGGCTACTGCTATTTTGCCACGCCGATGGTCTCCTCCCAGGCCATCTACAGCTTCTCGCTGTACCAGTTCATCCCAAACGGAAAGAGCGTGCCGACAGAGTCGACGACCACGGGGGCGGCGCTGGATGTGCGGCAGTTCGCGTTCAAGGCCGGGACGCTGCACATCTTCCTGCTCGGTACTCTTGGAGTGGGAACGAGCGCTACGGCCGTAACGCTTGCGACCTCTGGTGGCGGGTTGGTGCTGTGGCGATCTGCGAAGGGATGGACGATATCGGCCGGCGGGATCGAGAATAAGGCCAGCGGCGTTACGCGCCCGCAGTGGGTGCTCGGGCCTGGGTTAACATGGTGAAACGATGAGACGCAAATTGATCGTGAAATTCCTTAGAATTATGGCGCTGAGGCGCGAATGCCGGGGGAGCGCAAATCAACTCCTGTGTCTTATCGGCGAGCCATGTGTCACGAACGAGGATGCGGAAGAGTTCCGAATATGAACATCAAAATTTCAACGAGTCGCATCCTCCAAGTGGTGCTGATCGTCTTGCACATCCTCAACATCGCGCTCCCCGTCGTCCCTCCTGCCGCGAAGATCTACATCACCACCGCGATCGGCATCGGTAACGTGATTGTCAACGAGTGGGCGCACGCGAGCAATCCGGATGGAACGCCTGCACCAGTGAATACGCCGAAACAATGATCTATCATCAGTCTACTGGCCAACTCTTTGCCGATGTGCGCGCCATGCTGTCAACAAGCGGAGATAAGATTGTGACCGTGGTTGCGTGATAGACTTGCCCCATGACTCTACCGAATAAAGTCCCGTTCGTTCAGCCCCCGGCGATGGAAACTATCTCGTGGGGAACCTCCTTCGCCACGGTGCCAGTGCAGCAGCCGCGCTGGAATCGCTTCTCTACCCGCGCGCAAGCCCAATGCATGTGCAGCCAAATTGCGGCGGCAATTAGCGCTTCCCAGACCGGCGCCGTGTTCACAAATCCGCTCTCCGTCTCCGATCAACTCGCCTACGAAGCGCCTCCGACCGTGTTACTAACACCGCTTGTGCCGAGCAACCCGCAGCCCGGCGACATTTCAATATTTGTGGTGTCTGGCTACGTGTCGATCAACGGCGTGGAGTACGAAATCAATGAGTACGCCGGTGACCTGGTGCTCCGTTCGCTCGTGCCGAATCCTGGCGAAGGCGACAAGAACCAGGTGCAGCAGGGCGAAGGGGCCAGCGCGGTGATGGTAGCCACTCCCGGCAAGCTAGCGGTGAACTTGGAGATTTACAGCGGGATTGCCCAGATTTATTGGGCTCTCGCTAGTTAAAGGGGCTGTGCCTATCTAGTTGTCGTAGCTTGCAGCACCCAGCGGCGAGGATAGGCACGCCGCTGGAAACTTTGGGCCGTTCGGGAAACCGCGCGGCCCTTCGTGTTTTACAATGAGCCGTGATCGACATAACTCCAGTAGGGACCATCGATGATCTGCCGTCACTGTGGCGTGGCGACACTCCTCCGATCGGCGCTTACTTCCTGATTCGCGAGACCGGCATCATCGTGCAGGCGTGGAGGTGGATCGGGTGTTCCGGGGACAAGGCGTGGGTTCCCGTTGGTCGCGTGCTGGAGCGGCAAGCACTTGTCGCTGAAATTCAATTGCCTCGGCCTTCTCCTTGAATCCGCCTAGGTATTTCCATCTGCGCGGGCGATCCTGCACTTTGATGTAGGCCTCCCACCGCATCCCTTGACGGTTAAAATAAATTCCCTCGATGCCACTCTTGGGAATCACCGGGACTATAAAGCGGTGGTTCTCCATGCGATTGCGGTACCGGCAGCGCTCGCTGCACCACTTAGTGTCCGCGTGCGGGCTAAGGTACGGCTTTTGGCAAAACTCGCACGTCTTGGTCCTGATGGGCATGACCTACGGCGCGGTAAGCCACAGGACCCACTCACAGGCCCCCGATGGCCCGTTCATCGCCACGTAGATCCGGTCAGTAGTCCCGGGCACTCCAGGAGCGTTGGTACCAGTAACGTAAGCTTGAGACCCTAGGCCGAACGGAGTAAACCCCGGGGAAACCATGTTGGCACCAATCGCGGTATTGCACGTCGCAGGAAGGGTCGGCCCGAAGCTCTCGTATTGCACGGGAGGATTGCAGCAGCGAATCTGAGCGGCACCTATCGCTGGGGCTGTCTGGCTCGCGGTTCCCCCAACCTGTGCGCCAAGGAAGCCGTGTGCCGGCAGCAGAATCAGCAGCACCACGCCGAGGGTGAACAGCGCGGCGACAGTGTCGCGCCTCACTGCGTCGCCCTCACCACCACCACGTCGCCCGTTCCAGGAATCGGCGAGTTGAAGGTAATCGTCGTGGTCCCGGTCCCGATAACCACGGCTACGTTGGGCATCGTCCCCGCCGGCAGCTCGGCGGCCTGGTGCATCCAGACTCCATTGAGGAATGGCTCGACCTTGTTCGCCGCCTTTGCCGCGACGGGGATGGTGCAGGTAAATGGGACGGTGCCAAAGGCAACACAGGTCGCGGGATAGGGTAGCCAGTTGTCGCCAGCGGGCGGCGTTGGCACAGGGCGCACCTGATCGGGGTTGATAGTGGGAGCAGCCTGGGCCGCGATGTTCTGAGCCAGGGCGAGTCCAGTGAAGAGAGCGAAGAGGAGTGGTTTCATAAGTCAATTGTACTGGCGGCATCGGGTTCCCCGGAACGCGTCGGAGGGAAGCGTCCCATCTACTCAATGCCGCCAGTGAAGCGAGAATATCACCACTTGACACAAAATGCAATACCGTGCAAGAATGCACGCATGCCGGAAATTCGAGTATCGCTTTCGAGGGAATCGCACAATCAACTTAAGATCATCGCAATAGGTCTCGATACCACCCTCAGTGGTGTGGTAGTGCAGGCGTGCGAGAGATACATCGATCTCGTGGGAATACGTTCGCCTAAGGCGAAACCCTCCCGCAAAACAGTACCTTCAATGGATTCCCGCAAGCGTACTTGAGGAGCAAACTAAATCATGGCAAACAACTACCCCGCTGGCGTAACCGACGCGACGATTGATGATTACTTCGGACCCGACCAACCGGAGGACTTGGAAGTGATCACTCCTCGCGAGATTCTTGACCGGCTGATCGAGGAGGGATGCGAGGAGATGGATGCAGAAGGGCTGTACGCGCTTGAAGGAGCCCGCGTCTATCTCGCCCGCATGAATCGCCTCGACAGCACCGGCATGGCCGATGTGGCGCTCGCCCGTTTCCACACTGGCGATGCGACGGCTTCGGTGAGGACGGACGGGAGGCGCGAGCGATGAGCACTGCACTTGCAGGAAATTCAACAGTGGCCGTAGAGCACGCCGAGGCATCGCTTCTAGACCGAATAGCGGAGGAAACTCAGAGATCGGCGGCGCGGTACATGCCAACGCTCAGCGTCAAACAGTTCAGCGAGCGCGAGCAAATGCTGCGCGAGCTAAAGGCTTTACTGGTAGAGGGGATCGACTACGGCCCAATACCGGGCACGAGCGATAAGCCCGTTCTATTGAAGCCCGGAGCGGAAAAGCTCTGCGCGTTCTTTGGCTATGCCCCGCACTATACCAGCGAAATCATAGAGGACTGGGACGGAAAGAATTACGGAGAGGCGCTGTTCTACTACAAGTACACATGCACGCTCTCAAAGGACGGAAAGCCGGTTGGTGAAGGTCAAGGCTCCTGCAATTCCTGGGAGTCCAAATATCGGTATCGCAATGCCGGGCGCACTTGCCCAACTTGCGGAATCGCGGCAATCATCAAGGGCAAGGATCAGTACGGAGGCGGCTGGATATGCTTCGCCAAGAAGGGCGGCTGCGGTGCCAAGTACAAGGACGGAGATAAGGCAATCGAGGGCCAGGAGGTTGGACGAGTTCCGAACCCGGACTTCGCGGATCTCATCAACACAGTGCAAAAGATGGGCCAGAAGCGAGCCATGGTGGCCGCCGTACTGAGTGCCACTGGAGCCAGTCAATACTTCACTCAGGATCTTGAGGACGCGCCACAGCCGGAACCAAAGCCAAAGGCGGCTCCGAAGGCAACGGCCACCACAAATCGCCCCGTCCCTGAGGAGCTCGAGCTTGTCATCGGCGGAATCCGGCGCGGCGACTACTCGATGCTGAAAGGCGTCACGGAGACGCTCAAGGCTGACTGTGAAGCTGCCGGCGTCGGCAAGCGCTTTGAGGACATGTCGAGCGGCCTGCGGGCATCGTTCCCCAAGGGCAATCCGATCCCGGCTCTGACGATGGAATCCTTTCTGCTTGATATTTGGGATGCGATCACTGAGGCCAAGGCCGCGAAAGCTACCGCGCCTGCTGAGGATGACAGGGCCGGGTGGCTGCCTGAAGGGCTGTTCGGCGAGGAGAAGGAAGTCGCGAAGTGAAGATTAAGGAAATATACGCGTTGCCGCTGAACGAGCATGGCTGGCGAGTGTTGCCAACCGGCAACTGGGTGATGCTCGGCAACGGGGTGAAGCTCGGCGACGAAGTGACGCTCGGCGACTGGGTGAAGCTCGGAGACGGGGTGAAGCTCGGCAACGAAGTGACGCTCGGCGACGGGGTGACGCTCGGCAACGGGGTGACGCTCGGCAACTGGGTGAAGCTCGGCGACTGGGTGAAGCTCGGCAACGGGGTGAAGCTCGGAGACGGGGTGAAGCTCGGCAACGAAGTGACGCTCGGCGACGGGGTGATGCTCGGCAACGGGGTGACGCTCGGCAACGGGGTGACGCTCGGCAACTGGGTGAAGCTCGGCGACGAAGGCCTGGAATATAAATGGTCTCCGCTTCAGATCCAGGGCTCCAGACATCTGTTGTACGTGGTAGGGCCAACTATGATCGGGGTGGGTTGTCTTCGCCATCCAGCGGAATGGTGGCGTGAAAATGGGGCGGCGGTCGGCCAAAGAGAAGGATATACGTCAGATCAAGTCGCAGAGTATCTGCGATGGCTGGATGTTGCCTATGCCTGGCAGGCGACCATGCAGCCCGTGGAGGCCGCGAAATGACGCCCACCAAGCGCGAGTCCATCTTCGAGATGACGGCCGAGATTTTGCGTCTCGGCCAAGAGCGCGAGATTGCCGAGGAGGAGGGCGACAGTGTCGAAGTCGAGCGCATCGACCAAGCGCTCAAGGCGTACCTACACGAGAACCTGCCGGCAAAGGTGGACGGCATTCGCGGGTATGTCCAATCGCAGATTAACGCCGCAGAGGTTCACGCTGCCGAGGCCGAGTATCACCAGTGGATGGCCAAGCGGGCCAAGGGCAACATCGAGCGCGTGAAGGCGATGTGCCTGGAAGTGATGCAGCACTTCCAGGTGAAGCTGTACCAGGGGCGACTGCACAAGATCACGCGATGCGGGAACGGCGGACTCAAGCCGCTGGTGATCCGGCAGCCAGAGTTAGTGCCGGACGCGTTCGTAGAATTGACAGTTAAGATGCCCCCTGCCTCGGTTGAGGAGTTAATGCGTTTGACGAAAAACGGAACCTTTAACGGCCTGTGGAATTGCCGAACAACGGAGCGTGCAATTTGCACCGAGGCCGTCCGCGCTACCCTGGAACGCGGCGAAGGCGTCCCGGGCTGCGAACTGCAAGAGCGCGGCGAGCACGTGAGGTTTACTTAAATGGCGGACAGTAACAAGGCGCGTGACATCAACCACGCGACCCGGCTAGAGATCGCCCGCGAGCACGGGCCTTTTGTGGGTAGCTGGAGCTTTACCCGGCGCGTCAGTCTCGGGGGAGGTGGCCGCCGGGGTTTCCTCCAGCTACGCACAAAATGAGCCATTTCAAACATACTGACCGCTTCGCTTCCTCGATCATTCCAACCGAGGACATGCACCGCATTTGTAAGGCGATCAAAGCGCCGCGCACGGGTTTGCAGAAATTCGAGGAAATTGTAGTTAAATTCATGGAAAAGGTGATAAATCATGACAACCGAGGAAGTGAACCTCAGACACAGCCTGACCGACAAAGAGATGGCGGCGCTCGCCAAACAGCAAGCTGAGGGGCTTCAACAGAAGCGGCTCGCCGAGTCTGAATTTGAGAGCATCCGCACTGTCTACAAAGCGCGGATAACTGAAGCTGAGGCGCTCGTGCAGGGTATTTCGGCGCGAGTGCAGGCTGGCTTTGAAATGAAGAATGTCAGGTGTATGATCGCAAACGAGCGCCCAGAAGGATATCGGCTGGTGATCCGCATGGACACAGGCCATATAGCGATCCGTCGTAAGCTTGAACAGTCCGAGCGTCAGATAAAGTTCACCGAAGTCAACGATCCGTACGTGGCAGTCGCCTATCTTCCTATCGACGATCCGACGTGGAATGACGCGGACTTTTTCCAGTGCCCAGTACGGCAGGATGAGTTTGACGCGCTTCGCGTGCTGCCTGAAATCAAGATGGCCGACCTGAAGCCCGTCAAGGCTGAACTGGAAGCGCCGAAGGGTAGCAAGAAGAAGTGAGACGCGCTGCGCACATCGACGCCAATCAGCCGGAGATCGTCAACGCTGCGGTGACAGCCGGCGCAACAGTCTTGAGCTTGTCCGCGCTCGGCTGCGGCGTGCCTGACCTGCTCGTCGGCTTCCAGGGCTTCAATATGCTCTGGGAGGTCAAGAATCCAGAGCGAGACACACCGAGCCAGCGCAACGCGGACAAGGAATCGCTCAAGGCCCAGGCGGATTGGCACGCCTGGTGGCGCGGTCCGCGGCCTACCGTGGTCACCAGCGTTGACCAGGCACTCTCGATTCTCGCGAACATCGTGCTTGCTGAGCCGGAGGCGTAGCGTGTATGTCCGAGTCCAGCTGGCGCGATATCGCCGCCCCAATCATTCGCCAGGTGCTCGCTCTCGGCCTGGAAACCAAGGCGCAACGCAAGGCCCTTCACGCGGCCTACCCCTTCGGCGAGCGCAAATATCACCCATACAAGATTTGGCTAGACGAGATCTCGCGACAGACTGGGCGAAAGCCCAAGTTGGGTAGTTTTGCGCGAATTGCGGACGATCCAGACCCACGGCAGGAGTCGCTTTTCAAACCGTGATGCTCTGCTGGCACCGTCTCCGAATGCGTGGCAAGCACCACACGTGCGCCCATTGCGGCGTTCTGATCGAAGAATACCCATGCGTCATCTGGCGCGTGTCTGACCCGCACTGTCCGTGATGTAGCGGCTCGGGCTGGGTTTCTGTAGTGCGCGGCCACGTCGAAAAGTTTTTGGAATACCTCGCGCTGCAAGATTGATCCCACTTGCCTTCGTGGGCCGCGTGGCATAGAATTGAGCATCCCCACAAGGACGCGGCCGGCCAGCCGCTAATTTTACCGCGGCGCAAGGAGCTTTTCTCCAAGGGCTCCCTGCCCGCGGTGTGACTTGGAGAACCATTGAGACACTCATACCCGTGGTACGTCGCGGATTGGCGGCTTTCTGACGCCAGGATGCGGCTGAATTGCGAGGAGCGCGGCATCTACCGTGAGCTCTTGGACCACCTCTACTACACCGGATTTCTTCCAAACGATCCCAAAACCCTCATAAAAATCGCATCAACAACGGAAAAGGAGTGGAAGCGTAGCCATAAGGCTGTGCTATCGTGTTTTATAGAGAAGGATGGAGGACTCGTTAACCAAAAAGCTTCGGAAGTTATTACAAGGCTAGACGGTTATAGTAACGAGAGGGCGGAAGCAGGCAAGAAGGGAGCCATGGCTCGCTGGAATGGCTCAGCTAAGGAAAGTGGTATAGCTAAGCCATCCGCGGAAAATGCCCATCCTCAACCTCAACCTCAACCAGCAGCCATAACCCCGGCCACGGACATCCCTCGGGCTTCGCCCTCGGGAGTGGAGATTTATAATCGTCCGGCGGCTGAACCGAGCCCGCCGAAGCCGAACGGGGTTGATACCGTGGTTCAAGACGCTTTTGTAAAAAAAAGCGCTCCGAAACCAGAACGTAAAAACCGGACTGCGGATATGGCGGCAACTGAGCGGCTAGCGAACATTCTCGGGGAAGGTGGTGGCCTGGGGATTGTCGAGCCGCAGTACATCGACGT